GACAGAGGTTCCGTATATTGGTCCCTTAGCGTCAGCTACTGCAACTGTAGCACGTGTGGTTTCAGGAATTGCTAAATTGTTTGGCTATTCGAATCCGCCTATGATTGATGATGTTCATGGTTATCAGAATAAGACATTTCATGCCTTTTCAAATTCTGAAACCAGAATGCCTATCGATAAGTTGAGTTTAGATCCTAAAAATGAGGTCTCCATCTCGTCTGCTGTTGCAGGTTTGAATGAAGAAGATCCTCTCGCATTTAAGAACATTCTTACAAAAGAGAGTTATTTGGATCTGATCACTTATGCTGGTTCATCACCTGAGGAAACACTGCTGTGGTCTTGCTTTGTTAATCCATCTTACATGGTGTCCCGCACTGCTGGTGGTGGTTCGTATGTGACAATGACCCCTATGGGGTATGTGTCAAATATGTTCCGCTTCTGGCGTGGGAGTATCATTTATAAGTTTCGGATTATAAAAACGCAGTATCACAAAGGCCGTCTCACAATTACGTGGGATCCCAACAATAATATTGTGGGGTCTACTGATTCTGATTCAGCTTGTTTCACGCGCATTGTAGACTTGGAAACTGATGAGGAAATCGAGATTGAGGTTCCTTATCGTGCCGTGTCTCCATATCTGTATTTGCGCAACAATCAAAACTATAGTAATAATGCATCACCGTCCTATCCGCCACTAGATTTGAGTATCTATAATGGCTGTTTGACGGTTCGGGTTCAGAATGTGCTGACTGGTCCTGCTGTTTCACCAACGATTAATATCTTGGTGTATCAGCGGGCTGGAGAAGATATGCTGTTTTCAGCACCAACATCTATCTCCAACCGGAATTCACACTTTGATCCCGCTGGTGTCATTCAAACTAGTTTTGAACCAGAGCTTCAGGTGGATAAGAGTCTTGCTCAGAATTCTGTTGGTTATGATGAGAAAGTTGCGATGATTACTACGGGTGAGAATATTGTCTCTATCCGTCCGTTATTGCATCGAACCTCGTTATCAACTATACAGGGTTTTGGCTTTGTGACTTCTGCCTTAGCATCTGGTAACATCATCACTGCCAATATGTTGTGGCGGGTACCTGTGGGCATAGGAAGGACGCCCATGGGTTATAATTTGGACAATTCTGGTACGCCTGTTCCATATAGTTTCTGTGTCAATCATCCGATTGATTGGATTTTAGAAATGTTTATGGGATATCGTGGCAGTATCAATGTTCACATCAACCCACATAACGAAAATATCACCAACTGTGCAAATATTTCGTCATTGACAGTTTCGCGGTATTATGATACTCCAATCATTAATACTAGCTCCACTGACTATCAACGAAACGCCAGTTCCAATTCGAGTCCCGTGTTGCAGAGCCCTGTGCTTGCTCGCAATGCTTGTACTCAAAACACCTCGTCTGGAGGTATTCAGTACGATCGGGTTCCATCCGGTCAAGCTGGTCTCTCCTTGACAAATCCTAATGGTCAGCCTGCAATTTCCGTCAATTTGCCCCAGTACCAGAAAAATCGATTTTTTCCTGCTTTTCATTCTAAGCGGAATATCGATTATACTACTGGTGGTACATTCTATGACGAAGTTCGTGTGGATGCTATGTTCAATTTTCAGAACGCTCCACAGGCCGCCAACAACGATCGACCAATGCCGTATTTTAGTGTATACTATGCGGCCGGTGTCGATTTTCAGCCTTTGTGGTTTTTGTGCACTCCACGTCTGTTCACGCAGATTACGGTGCCTCAACCACAGACTGTAACATAACAAAATAAAAAAGACTGTCATGTCTAATGTGGCAGCGCCCAACCTTGAAAAGAACAGCCCTACGGGGTGAGTTTCAGCAGTTGTACCTTTTGATTTAGATTAATTTCGATCATGAGGAGGGACAGTTGAAGTTGTTAGTTGTACCAGGTAGATTAGCTTAATTGCGTCTGTCTGGAGGGACAAATAACCTTGCTAAATGTTCCTGTTGGGAACTAAAACGACATGGATCGCTTTACTAAAAACTATATCTCTACGAGAGAGGTTGTTACCTAAGGAAGCGGTCTTACCCGCGCCTAGGATTTTCCTCGACCTCGTATGAGTTAGAAATTTTTAGCTAAGTGGTCCGGACGTACAGTCAGG